AATCATCATCCTGTACCCATCTTAAATCTTTATAACTAAATTTTAATTTTCTTTCAAACTCATCTAACTCCTCCCACTCATAAAGTTTTTTGTTTTTCAACAATTCATCTATAATTGATTCGTTAAGAAGCGATTTTGAAGCATTAATAAATCTTAAACCATACTCCTGATTGAACGCGTCTTCTCCACCAATATCTTTTATTGCCTCTTCCTTCCAGGTCGTAACTTCTGATAAAGCTCTAATTGGTATCTCAATACCTTTTGAATCTACAACAAAAGAATTTTTGACATCATCATCAGAACAATTTTCATTATTAAAAATATAGATAACATCCTTTTGTAGGTCGGAATTATAACCCATATCAATTTTAGTCAAATGGCCCCACTTTTGTACACACTGTTCAAAAACTTCTTCTTTTGTGAATCCATATTCATATAAATTATGATGGTTTAATCTTATATAAGTAACAAATCTACCAGGTACTTGATACCAATAGACACGCATTGCCTTATAGTTGTTTTTGAGTGGATCACCTTGAGGTCTTTCAGCATCTGTCAATAATTTATGAAAAAGGTTCATACCATTAGGCGTAGATGTTATGATAATCTTTGAGTTCTGAACAGCGGCAGTTGTTGGAAAAGCAGCAGTATAGTAAGGTTCAATAATATTTGAAGGAATATGAGCAAACTCATCTAAGTAAAGAACGTCAATGGTAAAACCAATGGCTGGTGTCTTTGTTCTAGCTGATGTTTTAATTCTACATCCATTTTCGAATGTTAGTGACTTTTGATTCCATGTTTTGATACCTGGTTTCAAAAAGAAAGGTAGAAGCGAGTAAATAGATTTAATCTTATCTACGATTTCAACAGCCGTATCACCTTTGTTGGCAACAATCATAATGTTTTTGTCATTATCAAAAAGAATTTTATGTAGCATAAAAATTGCAGATGAAATAGTTTTTCCTACCTGACGAGATGCCATCAGAATATTAAATCGACTACTTACGAAATTATCCAGTATTTCTTTTTGATAATCTCTTAATAGAATATTACCAATTGAACCGTCTTCTCTTTTTACTTTACAGTATTTTTCTACAAAATAGTGAACATCTAAGGCACATTTAACATACTCTTGTTGTTCATCAGCTGACATTTTGAATGTTACACCTGCTCTTCTTAACCCAACCTCACTTTTTAACCAAGGATTCTGATATCGTTTTATTACAATACCGTCGTTTATTTTATCTGTTGCATCGTCTACCAATTTAGTAGTGAAGACCATCTGTCTTTCTTCTTGTTGTTGTACCGCCATATTGGAGAAAAGAATAATTTTTAATATATATTGTAAAAAACCACTTCTATGTCAAAATCACAGGAAGAAAGAAGCCGTTTACAGGACGAATTTGAACAAATTCAATCAGAAGGTGGCGAATTTGATATTTCTAAACATTTAGCCAGACCAGAGGATTTACCAGATTTAGGTGAAATTGAAATCTATGACTATGATACAGACCTAACAGTTGCATCACAACAATCTATGGATGTTTTGGAGTCATTAGTTGACCTTTATCTAAGTGATATACCACAACTAAAAGAACATCCTTATATTAAAAACAAAATGAAAGAAGATGCCATGGTTTATGCCGAAGGTATTTTTCTTCAAAAAATGACCAGAAAAAACTTTCTTTCTCAATTAAGACAAGTAGATAATGGTGACAATTCAGCTAGAATGCATGAAGTTGTAAATCAAACCATAGGCCAAATGAGAGAAAACTCTAAATTTTTAATGAGCCAAAGAACAGATTTTGAAAAATTCTGGAAAACACTTAGAAAAGATATGGGCTATAACGAAATCGAAAATCCTGAAATGAAAGCAAGTGAAGAATTAGCAGAACAAACAAGCAGCGAAGGTGTGATTACAAGCAACAGAGACTTGAATGAGTTAATCAAAAAAGCTATGATGAACAAAGACAACGACAAGAAATAGTTAAAATCTATATCTAAAACTCTCAAAAGTTTTTATTAAATTTCCTGTTTTTAATGTGACTACTTTAGTGAAGAATGGCTGTACTTTATTTCCAGTAATTTGATTTACAACCAAACATGGAAAATTATCTTTAACATTCAATTTTATCAATTCTGAAATTCTTTCGTCCGTATTTGAAAGTAAAAAATCTAAAACACTATTTGCACTAGTTGATAAATTAATAGTGGACATATCATCATCATACAAATTAATCTTTTGGTACTTAGTTATTTCTTCATCCGTAAATTTATCCCCAGAAGTTTTATAACCAACTAAATGTTGAAGAACTAATCTTACTTTTTTATGTGAAATATCGTCTGTGTTTTTGTTATAAAATGTTTCAGAAATGAAATAGTAATTTTTTGGTTTTAATCCTAATTTGAATAGATGTTCTTCCAGCTTTTTTATCATTGGTTCATAACTCATCTTTGATGCCTTTGAACATATAATATAAATATCATCATTTGAATTCTTAAGATGTGTAAAGTGGTGACTTAGTAACTCATAATTTAAATTTTCTATGATTTCCGGATTTAAAAACTCCTGCATAGAAAAAGAAAGATCCGTTATATCTACTCTTTTTTGTTTACATTTAATTTTTAAATCATTATATAAATTTTCAGGTAACCAATAATTTTGTCCAGCCATTTTTAATGGAGTGCCAAATTTTTTATAAACACCCTTTCTTATTAAATTAAATTCCGACTGACTAATTCTAACAATACAATCTTTTGGTTTGATCTTAGAAACAATCCAAACCGCATTATCAAAGTTAATTAAAACGTCTAAATCAAAAAAATGTGCTTCCATTATCTAAAATTTGTAATACGGTATCTTACCTGATGTGGACCATCATCATAGATACTACCTTCATAATTTTTATCTGTCCAAGTTACACCACCGCTAAGTTCATTTGAAAAACTTAAACATTTTCTACATTCTTTTGGATGAATCTCTTCATCTTCAACTGTGATAATGTCTTCAGAAGTGTATGTGAATGGTGCCTTACACCACGGATTTGAGCACGCTCTATTAAAAGTTTCCATATGATGTATATATTAATAAAAAAAGCCTCAAATTGAGGCTTTTTATTTATCTTATTAAATCTCTACTGATTGCAAAGTCATACAATATTGGCAAACTTAAATATCTCATAAAATAATCTCTTAATTCGCCAAAATTTTTAGATTTTTTTAAACTACTAATAATTAAAAAACCAAATTCTTCTTGAAATTCTAAGTAACACTCAGACCAATTCTTACTATAATGTTCTAAATTTTTCCACTCATTGTGACCACCTGTAAGCCAGAATAAACTTTTTTCAGGAGTTATCGCCTCTAAATTTGTTTTTTCTATTTCTATATTCCAAATTGAATGATTAAAATCTACCGTTCTTATTAAAATCGAAACGGCTTCTGCTAAGTCACTGGTGACTTCTCTACCAATTTCAAAAAACCAATTGCCTCCATCTTTACTTATTTTTACTTTACCGTCAGAATAAACTAATTCTGATAGTTCACTTTTAACTAAAACTTTTTTTCTTCTCATAGTAGTTAATTATTTTTTAAATTAATGCCAGATTTCCATAAACCGTCAAAATGTCCGTCTTCAAAAATACCATTTTCGAAAACACCATAAAAGCCTCCATTTTTAAATATACCGTATTTCCAATTTCCGGTCATAAAAATCCCACTGTGCCAGATTAAAGTGCCTTTCTCTATTTCTAGAACAGCATCTGACATTTCAGAATCTATTAACCAATAGAATTTATTTTCCAATAAAATATCGTTGATTTTTTTGGGATTTGTAAAAACTTTATCACCAACCTTTAACTCTAAAATTTCCATAATTAAGTTTGAAATTATAAGTTATATATTTGAATTTTTTTTAATAAATTTTGGTATAAGTGGATTTTTTAAAAAAAACGATGTTTCTGTTAAAAATAAAAAAACCTATCCTCTGAAATCGAAGATAGGTAATGATTTTATTAATTTTATTAATTTTATTAATTTTATTTTTTAATACCCCAGAAATAAAGGTCACAATGACTACCTTCAATCTCAAAAGAAAAAGAATTGAATACATCTTCAAAATCTAAACACTCTCTAATATCAGACTCTGTTAAATTTTTATAGTAATCGTTATCCCAGTTATTTTTTTCAACATTTGGCATTGTTTTCCAATTTGGATACTTCTTTTTACACTCTTCTTCAAGAGAAATAGTACCATGTACTGGTCTTCCAGTAGTCGCACAGGTAAAAATAAACAGCCCACCGGATTTTAGCATTCTCACGGAATTTTGGATAGTCTCTTTATAATACGGATTATGTTCAAAGCACTCACAAGAGATTATTGCATCATATGTTTCATCAGGAGCATCATAATCCTGAGCTGGACAAACTATATCAACACCAGGACCAGGTCCTAAATCTAATCCAGAATAATCACAATTTTGAAAATACTGATCTTCTGTGCCACAAACATCAAAAGTGCCAACTCCGAGGACTTTGACACTATTGAAATATTGTGGAAATCTTTCTTTTACTCGATAAACGAATTCATGTTGTTCTTTATGCGCCATTATTAATTAATTTTTTGAAGCTTCTTCAAGAAAATCTTTTTCTTCTTTAAGAAGGGAGCTCATACCATACTTAGAAATCTTATCAAGAATTTTATCAACAGTCAACTCAGACAAGTCACAAGTAGGTTTAAGTTGATATGAAGACATTTCAGTAAGTATATTTGATAAACCCACGGTATAGATTATATCATTTGGTCGCTTAGTTGTTGAATAAGCAATCATAGTTTTATTTTCAATATCAATCCAAACTTTGTAGAATTTGAAATCATCTTTATCTTTTTTGAGGACATCAAAATTAATTTTAAGATCATCACAGATAGTTTTTAAGGTATCAATTGATGTGAAAGCGAAGTCGATTAGAATAATATTTTTCATAGTGGTAAAATTTATAATACAAATATAGGTAATTGATTTAGACCTGGCAAATTTTTGAATGACTTTTTTGATAAAATTATAAAAAATAGAACATTTAGATTTAATATATACTGAAAAATTTTATATCTATAAATGAAATATCTTAAAGGCAGAGAAAGATTTCTTTCAGACATTAAACAATTAAATAAACAACAGATTAATGAGGCATTTGATATGGGTGGCTCACAAGGACCATTCGGAAATGATATAGCCTGGGGCGACTCATTAGTTGGTAGATTAATAAACTTTGTTATTAGAAAAATTGGAGTTGGAGTTAATATGGTTAGAATCCAACCGGTTATCAATAGACTTAAATTAGAATTTAGAAATGTAATTGAAAACGCAAAAGCAGTCGGAATTACTGAAGAGACAAAGAAGAAAATTTCTATGTTTATCATAGTTCAACAAATAAGAATTATCAAATTCGCAATCGTAGATATGAAATCACCAGGAACAGATGAGGATATTGAAGGTGGAGAAGTTAAAGATATTTCTGAAATGGGGTTTTCTGACATCAAAAAAGAAAACTACTTAAATGAATGTGAAGACATCGTTGAGAGTTGTGTACAAACCATAGGAGCAGTCGCTGACCAATATGGTGAAATAGATAATTATGATGAGCTTATGAAGATCATGAAAGAACTTCTAGGTATGATTAAAATTATGAAAACGGAAATCAAAGAAAATAGTGGTGAAGGAGAAGGTGAAGGAGAAGAAGCTGAACAAAAAGGAGAAGAAGATAAAAGTTCTATTGATGACTATGTAGCAAATTTTTCATCCATAGCAAATATGGTTTTAGAATATGAGGCTATAAGAAAGCAAAAGGCAGAAGAATTTAAATCAAAAGGACCGGTATCTGGTACATCTACAGGACTAACACAAAGCCCACCAGTTACAGCAACGGCTGATAAAGATTTAGTTGGATCAAAAACTATGGATTCATACTCATACATAAATGAGTCAGTGGCTTCACCAATAATGAAACCATTGAAAAGTCTTTATGATACAATGAAACAATTATCTCCCGAAGACTTAATTAAAGATCTTCAACAATATTTAAAAATGCCTAAGGATTCTCAGTTTGTTAATCCAGTGAGAAACATTTATAAATACATCAGAATTAAAAGTGGTGTTAAAGAATCATTGATGTTAAATGAGGATTTGAAAGCAATCTTAACAAGAGATAAAGTTTTAGGTGATGCTATATTAGCTTTATATGCTGTTTCAAAAACTAAACCAGACGGTGGTTTTCCTGAGGTGACTCCTAAGTTAAAAGAATCATTGGTAAAATTTAATCAAACAATGCCAAAATGTTTGAAATCAGAAGCAAATCCTGGTGAAAAAGTCGACGAAGAAAAAGATAAACAAAAAAATGAAAGAGTATTATTAAGATACCAAGACTTCAAAGATGATTATATTATTAATGAAAGTAAAATAGGTGAATTCTTAGGATGGGGCGCTGCTAAAATCGCTCAACTATTTGGATACGGCGAAGATGAAGCTAAGCAAGTTAAAGACGAAGAAGTTAAAACGATGAAAGTTTCAAAAGATAAAGCTCAAAAAATTCTTTCTTTATATTGGACCGAAATCTACACATCAAGAATTACAAAGATATTATTAACTGAAAAAGAATTTGAAGAATTGACCAAAGAGTTAATACAAGTAAAAGAAGAGCCAGGAGAAGGAAATGGTATAATCATCAATGGATTTGATCCAATTATTGAAATTCTTAAGTGTTTTAACAGAGCATACAAATTATACACAGTTCCTGTAATACCAGGTGGTAGAAGCAACGGAGCGGTTGACAGAGCCACTTATGCTGAATATACAAGTTTCGGCGGTGGGACTACAGGTGGTCAATTAAGTGCATATAATGGTCCATTTAGACATAACAAGACTTACAATATGTGGGAAAATGCAGTTTTAGAGATAATGAGAGATCGTGAATTTCAACCCATTTTTGACAAAGACACAGTGTTAAGAGTTGGTAATAAAATGAAAGAAGGAGCCGGTACAATACTTAGGAAGTTTATGACCGACATTATGGACGGAGAAACTTTATATAAAAATTCAGATTCTACCAGAGGAGCAGCAGGAGCTCAAAAAGAGATGCTTGAAAAATACTTCGGAGAAATACCTGCTAATATCAAGGAAGGCGATTTGGCTAAGGGTGGAGTTAAAGAAATAGAAGATAACTCTAAAACCCAATCCGACATTAAAACGGCAATTCTGGAATTCAAACAAGGAAAAGTTCAAGATATCAACGATCCAGATAAACTTAAGGGTATGATTTTTAAAATTGATGTTGAAATGACTAAACCAGCGGATTACAAAGAAGAAGAAAAAGACAAAAACAAAGAAGTTGATGCTACAAAAAGATATTTTTATATTCAAGAAGAAGCTAATGATATGTTCTATGTAATTTTCTCTAGAAAATTCGGACACTTTGCAAAATATATTGAAAATGACTACTCTGAAAGAGAACAAAAAATGCAAGTATCTTTTAAACCATCAGACTTAAAAACTCAACAACAAACAGACTTATACGCAATGAAGATAAAATTCAACGATTTAAGGAAGATGTTGACACCAGGAAGTAAAACTAAACTTATGGGTCTTTTACAGGGAACAACTGACAAAAAGAATATAGGAGAACAAAAAACAAAAGTTGTTGAATTTCTATACAGCGAAGAAAATGATGAAAAATTGAAATTTTACAACTTAGAAAAATACGAAACACAAGGCGCTAAAGGCTTTAAACAAAGTGATTTGACGGCACACGCACCTCAAAGTTTATAAAATGAGATACTTAAGAAACTATCAATTGTTTTTAGAAGACAATTTTGATATAAAAGATACTGATAAAGAAGATGTTAAGATGTCAAAAGAAAAAATGAATGACACTCAAAAAGACATGACCGACTATCAGGCTAAAAAGTCTCAAATTGAGAACATATATAAAAAAGCCAAAACTCTACAAGAGACAGAAGAGTTAATTAAACCAATAATTGGTGATGCCGAAGAAGGAAATCCATATCTAATAGAATTTAATTCAATTTGCAGAATTGAAAAAGAAATCGAACTAATTCATAATGAAATAGTCAAAGATAAGATTAGAGCAGATGATATGGGAGAGGAATCTTCATTAATAGAAGATTCAGAAACAAAGGCAGCAGCAACAGGAAAATTAACTGATATTCAAAACAGAATAGCAACAAAAAACAAAGAAATTCTTGATAAAACAAAGGAATTTCAGGAATTAGAAAAGCAACATATCAAAAAAATGCAAGATATGAAAAAAGATATGAGTAATTATATTGAAAAAATTTCTGATTCTGAACAAAAATAGAAAAAATATCATTTTTTCAATTTTATATATACTTTAAAATAAAAAAAATTAAGATAAGAATATGGCAATTCAAATTGGAAAATACAAAAGACCAGGCATCTTCATTGAGGAATTTGATCAGTCAATAATCACTTCCCCGATAGTTGATGGTATCACGAATCTCGTCATCGGAGTTTCTAAGAAAGGACCTGTGAATACACCTATTAGAATTTCTAATTTAGGTGATTTAGAGGCTATCTTTGGTCAATTGGATAGAAATTTAGAAAGAAAAGGATCTTTCTTTCACAGAACTGTTTCTAAAATGTTAGAAACTAGTCCTGTGTTTGCGATGAACCTACTTTTAACAGATGATACATTAGATGTGATTGAGTACAAATCATTATCATCTTCAGCACAATATAATAATGACATTTTGAGAGAAGGTCCTTACAGAAGATTCTTCGACACTACAGGTTTCTGGAAAAGAGATACTGAGTCATTTATTAATTTGACTAAAAACAATTTGGGATATTCCGAAAGAGCATTTAGTTTAACTAACTTGTCTGATAGAGCAATTACTGCATTCGTATTCAAATCTTCATTGACTGGATTCGACAGAACTTTACTTGAATGGTATGGTTCAGTTGAAAAAATGTCACCTTACGTAAGTTCACAAGACTTCGCATCTGACTATTTAGTAGATGTGGTTGTAGTTGGTGGAGACTGGTCTAACTATCAAGAACTTGCAGTAGATCCAAGATGGAGTGCTTACTTCAACGCATCTGGTTTAAGAAAAGAAGAAATTAGAAATTTTGCCAACGATAGAAATATCACTCTTTTATCTTATTATGAAGGATTATCTTTAATCCCATATTTTAGAGATTTAAATGGTAGAAACTTATTTATTGAAACAACAATAAACAGAGACACCGACAGAACAGGTTTATTCTGTGCTTTCAACAATGATTTAGTAGAAGCTGACTTCTATAATGGTAAAATGGACCTTTTGGGTAACACTATTGTAGGAGTAAACGAAGTTGACATTGAATTCCTTTCTTACAAAGAAACAATTGCTGAACAAATTGAAATGACAGCAGTTCCTTTAGACTTACCAGGAAACGTAACAGCTATGTTAGGAACAGGTTATGGATATTCAACAGGTCAATTAGACCATGCATTTGGTTCAACTCCAACAACTTCCGGCATCATCGTTAACGGTGATCACAGAACAGCTTGGTTTGGTGAGGGTTCAGTCTATGGTGTTACCGAAACAGTTATTCTTTCATCATCTACTCAATCTTATACAATACAATATGATGTAGCACCAGGTGCTTTTGCAATTATTGGAGATACTAACGTTCCAATATCAGCAACTACATCAATTACAGTAAGTGCAAGTGATTATCCAATCTTAAATGCTACTGCTTCTTATGTTGCTACATTTGTATTAGATAATACAGGAGAAATATCAATGGTAACTAGTTATACACCATTTGATGCTGGATTAGGAAACTACCCAGCAGTTACTTCAAGTGACATCGTATTAGGTTACATTACATTTGATATCGCACCAATCGGAGCAACGGCACCAAATGCTGGATCATTTGATTTACCAATTACTAAAACAAGTGTAACTGTAGACTCAACAGGATTTATTGATTTAACTTTTGGCTCATCGGCTGAATTTAATATTGCTACTCAATCCGTGGGAACAATCAAAGTTGATTTCCCTGGAACAAATACTCAACAAAAAATTAACAATTACGAGCAATACAGACAATTCAAAATGTTTAACAGATTAGTTAACTTAATTGATAGTCCAAATAAAAACAAAATGACTATGAGTTTAGGTCCAGTTGCGAACTATGACAAAATTAGTCTTGAAAATGTATCAATTAGTAGCATCGTAACAAGCACAACTCAAAACAAATCATTTATTTTGAGTGGTTTTGGTACAGCTGATTTATCAGATGTTTGTAATGGATACTTTGTACTTTACACAGAAGACAACGAGTTTATTTTAGGAGAAGACGGATTAATCACTAAAAACGAAGTAGCTACAACTGGCGAAGGTGTAGTTGGTGAATACTCTAAATTCTACACAAGATATTATGATGGTATCATCAATACAAAAGACTATTTCTATAGCAATAGACTTTACCAAGATAACAGCGGTTCAACAAACGCACTCCTTGGAGACACAGTAAATGTAACATTCATTGACGGAGAAACAAATACAGGTAACACATCATCTTACGCTGGTTACGATTACATCGTATTTGAAAGTTCAACATTAGGTGGAACAGCAGCTGGTTCAGCGTTAGACTTGTTGACGTTTGAACAAATTATTGTTCCAGACGCAACACTAAACGCTGGTTCATTCACAATTGTTACAAATACAGTAGACCCATCTGCTACACCAGCTGAATTAGCTGTTGAATTAGGATTTACAGGTGGTGACTTCTTTGCATATCAAGTTAACGAAGAAGTAGTTTCTGAAACTCTACTTGATGTAGATATGGTTTATGACTACTTAAAGAAACATTACTTAAAAATGTATCTTGATAACGACGGAGTATTAAAAGTTGAGTTCTTAGATGAATTATTAGAAACTGTTGAAACTGTAAATGTTGAAGCAAATAATACATTCTTAATTCAATCTGCTAAGTCTAACTTGAAACAAACTATCGAGATTGAAATTCCAAATAACTATGTACAGGTACCAAACAAAATTCTTGTTAAAGGTGACAGATACACAGAAATTAAAGTTGGTGACTTCTTAGAAGCTTATGTTGATGAAACTACATTAGAAGCTGGACAAGTAGGTAGAAAATTAGCAAGAATTTTAAGTAAAAGACAGTATTCTGGTGATGCTACATTAACAGAACTTACTTGTGATTCAAGAATCAAAACTTACACTTACAATGGTGATTTACAAACTATGAGATATGTAAGTATTGACAACTATGCTACAACATATAAAGCAATTGCAATGAAAGGATTTAGAGTAAGAAATGCTTCTTTACCTGACGGAACAGAAACTAGACAAAACTCTATTCTTAATCTTGTAGCAAAAGGAACACCAATCTTTAAAGCATTAACAAATAAAGAGTCTATTGACTTCAGATATTTAATTGATGCATTTGGATTAGGACTTACAGAGAGAAGTAAACAACAATTACTTGATATCTGTGGTGAAAGGTTAGATGTATTTGGATTTATTAATATGCCATCACTTAGACAATTTAAAAATTCTTCTTCTCCATCATTTGTTAACTCTGAAGGAGTATTACAAGTAGAATTTATTGCCAAAGGTGGTGATCCAAATAGCTCACCAGCGTTCTTCTACTCTTTTGGTGATGGACCTGGAACAACTTGTGTTGGTTACTTTACACCATATATCACAGTAAATGATAATGGAAGACCATTGGATATGCCACCAGCATCTCACGTTGCTACAACATTTATGAGAAAACACATCTCTAATGTAACATCAGTAACACCGTGGACTATCGCAGCGGGTGTAACAAATGGTAGAGTTACGAATATCACAGCAACTGAAATGGATTTCACTAATAGTGATATTGAATTCCTTAACCAAGCACAAATGAACCCTATTACATTCAAAAGAAATAGAGGTTATGTAATTGAAACTGAGAATACAGGACAAACACTTTATAAGTCTGCGTTATCTTACATTCACGTAAGAGAGGTTCTTATTGAGTTAGAAAGAGAACTTTCTTCAATGTTACTTGACTATCAGTGGAGATACAACACACCAGACATTAGAGCTGAGATTAAACTTAGAGCTGATGTTATCTGTGAAACATATGTTTCAAGAAATGGTTTATACAACTACTTCAATAAGATGGATGAGGAAAACAACACTCCTGATATCATCGATAACCAAATTGGAGTTCTTGATACTTATGTAGAACCAATCAAAGGTATGGGTATTATTGTGAATAATATCACTATCCTAAGAACTGGAGCTATCAGTGCTGGTGGATTTATTACTTCATAAATTTAATTAAACAAATAAAATTAAACCCTCAATGAAAATTGAGGGTTTTTTTGTATATAATATAAACTTTACTGGATTATTTAATTATAATAGAGGAGAAGAACTATAGAATATATAAAAAAAATAATAATAATTTATGTCAGATAATAAAGAAAACCTATCAGAAGAAGAATATCTAAAGAGACACCTGTCTGATTTAGAAGCTGGAAAAAATAATTTCAA